GTTTTAAAAAAAGAATACTAGAAGAATGTAAGAAGTTGACTGATGAAGGTAAGCACATCGAAGCAAGTCACCTCTTCAGAACATACTTCCCCGACTTTGGGTCAGCACTCCCTGACCGATTTGACACCGTAGCGTATTAGTGCTACACTACATAGACTTGAGCCGACAGAGAAATTTTCTCTAAGCGGATGCCGAGTTCAAACGATTTAATGCTTAAGATTATTGCTGCTACAACCCTTCTCACGGCAAGTGCTGCTTGTGCGTATCCTGCAATCACTGAGATTGCTAATCCTCCCGCAGTTGAGATTGAAGTTGTAGAGAAGACTTGGAAGTGTCCTGGATGCAATGACAACGAAAAGTATGTCCTGGTACAACTCCAAGAGAATACAAAGATTAGAGATCGTAATGCCCTTGCAACGATTATGGGCAATATCAAGTCAGAGTCTGGTTTCCGACCTAATGTGTGTGAGGGTGGTGCCATCGTTCCTTACGAGAAGTGCTATCGTGGTGGGTATGGTTTGATTCAGTGGACTACTCAGAAACGATATGATGGTCTGGGAATCTTCTGTAAGAAATATGGTTGCAATCCTAGCAGTATTGAAGGACAGACTCGTTATATGATTAACGAATCCCAATTCCAAAAAATTCTTCCAGAGTTTGAGGGATATGGGTTTACTGTTGACCAGTATATGGTTGGTGCTTACTATTGGTTAGGATGGGGCATCAAAGGATATCGGCAACAGTACGCTTATAACTATACTAAAAGACTTGTCTGGTCATGATCAAAAAAGTAATTAATCAAATCAAAAAAGTTTTTATTCCTAAGAGCGAATTCATTGAAGAAACTCCTAAGAAAGTTGAGAAGAAACAGGCGTCTTATACGGGAGTGGTTGCCCCTATCACTACTCCTACTGATTCTTGGTTTTCTGAACCAGTGAAGACAGAAAAGGTTATTGCCTACGAAAAACACGTTGCTCAAAAAATTGAGGATCAAAAGTTTATTGAGGCAGCACAACCTAAAAAGGAAGCAGAGGATATTCATCAGCAGATGTATGATCGTGTCACCAAGTATTGGGGCACTTGGCAAGAAGAACTTCCTGGTGGGTCTGAGAACTTCCAGTCTGGTCCTGGTGGTTGGAATTCTGGTACTGGTATGGGGCAGTTTAAATGAATGAAGACTGGCGTTATTCTGATGAACGAATGAAACTTCGTGAGCAAGCACTTAACTTATTACTAACAAGATTTGGTAATAAGTTGCAAGAGAATGGTGAACCAGTATACTCAAATCAATCAATCTATGAATGTGCTCACGACTGGGTATCACAAGGAAATGTGAATACTTTTGGATTGGTTAAATACTATCAGGCGTATTACACATCATGAAAAAATTACTGCTTGGGTTAATTGGTTTATCATTAGTTTCTATACCTGCCCTTGCAGGAGAATCTAAAATCAAGAAAGGATTCTATACTATGGACTCTATGGGTTGCATGATCACAAGAGAATGTACCAAAGATGTCCGACGAATCAAGAGTATCAACGATATTCGTAAAGAGTTTCCTAATTCTAATTTTGATCTTGTTGCTGACGAGTTTGACTCGATGCTGGTATCCCTTGATAAGATCGGAGTTATGGTTTTTCTAGGGCACGAAAAGTATTTTCCCCCTGGTCATCGTGGAGTTTATCACACAGTATCAAATAACTTTTATCTGAATGATGCCTTTGTGCATCGTCCTCATGTGCTTATGACAGTGATGCGTCATGAAGGTTGGCACGCTGCACAAGATTGTATGGCAGGAACAATCAAAAATTCTATGATTGCCATCATCAAACCAGAAGAGGATGTACCTAAGATCTGGCGTGAGATGGTAGAGAAAGTGTATCCTAAGTCTGCTGTGCCCTGGGAGGCAGAAGCAAAGTGGGCAGGTAAGACGGAAGGTATGACTTCCAAAGCACTGAAGTCTTGTGCTGCTGGCACGATGTGGACTGATTACAAACCAACACCACTGACTGAGAAGTGGTTGCGTGAAGAGGGTTTTATTAAATAAATAGCAGAGCCTTACTCTCTACAAATGCTCGGAAACAAATCTAAAGCAAAGGTAGAAGAGAAAGACCACGATCATGAAGATAAGAGTGAAGTTTTGGGTAATTTAGTGAAAGTTGTTGTCCTAATATGGTCTGCATCTCTTCTTACGTTTAGCTACGTTAGACTACCAAACGGTCAAAAAATTCTTGATTTTGACCCTACTTTTATCGCCTCAGTGTTCTCAGGTTCGTTAGCTGCATTTGGTTTATCTCCTGCTAAGGCAGGCGGTGGTGGTAATGGAAAGACAGCGGTAGCGAAGAAAGAACCTGAAGTTGTCTCTGCTATCGACAAGAAAGCATGATGAATACCGAGTCCCCAGTATGGTCAGTTATTATACTATTATGCTGCGGACTCGCATTTACGTTATATTGTGTCATATATATCTTACGCCTCGCATTTCAGGAGATGGAAGAGGATGTCCAAGAGACTCAAAGCAAAGAAGAAGGGCAAACAGTCCAAGCAGTTTCAGGGGAATGCGACGGCAAACAAAGCCAAGAACGGGGGTAAAAAGTAATGGGTGCTATGGTTCCACCAAGCAGGAAGTCCTGCTACAATTTCCGAGTAGTAGAAATAAATAGGGTTGTAGACGGAGATACAATCGATGTCACTATTGACCTGGGTTTTGATCTTTATAAAAAAGAAAGAGTCAGAGTTGCAGGAGTCGATACACCAGAGAAACGAACTAAGGACGACGAAGAGAAGGCACTTGGCTACGATGCAACCCACTGGCTCGAAGACAAGCTCAATGGTGCTATCGCTGGTGATGATGACCTCGTTATTAGGACTGAGCTTGTTGGGGGTGTTGGTAAATACGGTAGACTCCTGGGATGGCTTTACATCGGAGACGCAGAAGTCTCTCTCAACGAACAAATGATCACCGAAGGATATGCCTGGGCATATGATGGTGGAACCAAGCAGAAGAACTTTGAGGAACTCAGAGAGATTCGCAGAGCACATGGAACTTTAGTGGAGTAAACCAATGCAAAAACTAGTAAACGTGGTAGCACTACTATCAGGACTTGTATCTCTGGGCGTTGTTGGTGGAGGAGCATACCTCTTCCTCAATAAGGATGCGATGATTGAAGATGTGAGAGTAAAGGCGACGGAAGAAATCACTAAGGCAGTTACAGAGGCACTTCCAGGAATGGTAGAGTCGGCAATGCCTACGATGCCTTCTGCTACTGGCGATGTTATGTCTCAAACAAATGTACCTTCAGTAACGGGTGGTGTTATTCCTGTTAAATAACATTAAGTTTTGGTACTGGTTATGACTACAACAAGAAGAAGGAAATCCAAAGATGCTGAAGGAAAGTTTTTCCTTTATGTGTTCTTTTTTCATCTTTGGAGTGGATTTTTAAATCTTTTCACAAATGATGATTGATGCCTGAGATAAGAGAAATCCAAATCAGGAGTCTGGATATACCTCCAGTTCCTGATTGGTTGATGCAATATCCACAATCAATACCACCAGTAGTTCCAGTAACACAAAACATTGGAACACCAATAGTTGATATGCCTGGTTGTGTAGAAGCACACCCAGATGGTGGTCCGCAACTGGCACAAGATGACCCAAGAGGTGCCAGGACCTATTGTGATGGAAGTGTACCATCATTTAATCCCATTAACTTTGATCCCAATCAAACTCTACCGACACAAAAACCGAAGGTAGATACGAGGCAACCTGATACTCCCCCTGTTCCTGAGTTGCCGATACCTAAAACTCCCCCTGCTACTGCTAAGGTAGATTGTCCCACACCAGCACAAGCAGCAAAAGAACCTGTTGGTGAATACTTAGAAGGTTTCAGAAAGAAAGTAACTGGATATCAACTGATAGGAAATCAGTGTGTCCAGCAAACAGAAAAGGTGCCTATACCAGAGCAAGTTATTGCTGGACTTCCTAGTCCTGGAACTGTTATGACTACTGGTGGCATTGCTGTCGTAGCAACTGCATCAGCACTCGCAGCAAAACCGTTGGCAGATATTTTACTCAAGGTTATCAAACCAACGGTCAAAAAAGTAATGAAGAAGATTGCTAAGATCAGGGGGAAGTCTGTCCCAGTCCTTTCTGTAGCGGAGCGCCAAGCTGAGCAGCGGGAGAGGACGGAGGCGATACGGACTTTGCGTTCGGCACTGAAACCGAAGGGATAGAATGTCTGTGTGGTGGGATAACTCCGCCAGGATTAGTCACAATAACATCAGCACATATCTTTGCGTATTGACTTCTGGGGTGGAAATAGATACCTGCCTTCATTAACTCACCACAGTTTTTCAGACGCGCAATTTCAAAGTCTAATCTTTTATTAGCAGTTGTCTGCCTCATTAAATCAATTTGAGTTGCTGCCGCTTCCTTACACTGGTCCTGTAGTTTCTTGTCTTGTGGGATGCTCCAGGTGGCACTGACGCCCACGGACAAATTATAGTTGTCTTTTTGACCCGTTCTGGTGGGAACATGATATAAAATATTCCCAGGATTATCTAAAGACCCATCATCATTAAGGTCTCTCATATCATATACTGGATCATTATAATAAGGTTCGTAAGGTTTCTGCATCGAACCAGAACCAGTAACAAATGGTGTGATATTCAGCGTTGGTCCTTGACATTGGATTCCACCACCATAGGTGTTGGTAATATAAGGACCTTGGAGGACTTGGATGGCTTGGTTTGTAACTGAGCCACTACTATTAGCAACAGGAGCAGCGGTAGCACTAACACCACCCACGGTTTCTGCCCATACTCCGTTTCCATAACAAAATGCCCCTAGTGTAATTATTGTGTAAAGATACTTGTAGTGTCGGTTACGCTTTTTATTTCCGTCGTTCTTTGAATTATCGTTTGATTGCTTAAACCAGGACCCTGATAGGTTTCCGTGAACTGAAACGCTGCTCCTGGTGTTGTTTGTGTGAATGTCGGTCTGCTGTTGACGCCAGTCCATGATGAAGTCACTCCTTCGATTGTTACATTATTAGCACCTGTTCCTGGTGATAAGTTACCTGATGCTGTAATACCACTACCTGTTACTGAATATTGATAACCCGTGTTATAGTCTATTGAATTTATAGTTTCCGTAACCGTACTTGTTGTTTCGGTATGGGAGGTCATCGAGCCCTGTGTAAAATTTGGTACTACAGGCACTGCCCGTGAAATCGACGGGACAAATGCATAGAACAAACCCACACTTAGGGCACCGATGATCTTCTTCATTATTATCTATACTCATTACTTGATAGTAATTTCAGTTACGAACTGACCTGTAGCACTAGTACCACTTCCAGCAGCGGTAATAGTCATGACTCCCGCAGACGAGATAGTACCAGCAGGAGTGCCAGTGCCAGCAGCAGTAGAAGTTTGATTAGAATAAGCACTTACAGCACCTACGGTAGGAGCGGTTGTATCAATAGAATCACCCGCAGTAAAAGAATTACTGTATGAGAAGGCATTACCATCTACTGTTTGATATGCGGTTGGTAAAGACCCAGCAGCAGCACCAGTAGTAATAGTGCCAAGACCACCAACACTAAGGTCAGCAGAAGCTTTACTACCACCACCAACGTCTAATGTGACACCACTACCAGATACAGAATAGGAATTACCAATTCTTTGTACATTCGTAGCAGCAGCATCAACAGTCAGTTGTACGCTTGACGAAATTTTATGAGTAAGATCGGCATGTGCAGGTGCCGCCATCAATAACATTCCAAAAAGCAATACTGCTTTTTTCATTTTATGTTGAAATTAAGACTAAAATTATTTAGCTTGACAAAATCTAAATAGAATGCTATTCTTACGCGAATGCTGAGCCGTACTTAACACATGTTAAAGATGCGGATGTCGAGTTCTACTAACTTAATGCTAAAAAGACTAACATTTCTATCTCTTCTGGGAATTATCCCTGCTGCTTGTGCCTACCCATCAATCAGTGAAATCTCAGCACCACCAAAGATTGCTATGGTAGATGTAAAAGTTGATCATGGTAAGGCAATTCCCATTGAAGTAGTAGAAAAAGAATGGAAGTGTCCTGGTTGTAACATCAATGAAAAGTATGTTCTTCGGGAACTTCAAAAAAAGACTAATATCTCAGATCGAAATGCCCTAGCAACAATCATGGGCAACATCAAATCTGAAAGCAATTTTCATCCCAACATCTGTGAGGGAGGTGCCAGAGTTCCTTATGAGCGTTGCTATCGTGGTGGTTATGGTCTTATTCAGTGGACTACAACAAAACGTTATAATGGTCTAGGTTCTTTTTGTAGGAAATTTGGTTGCGATCCTAGCAGTATTGAAGGGCAGACTCGTTATATGATTAACGAATCACAGTTCCAAAAAATTCTTCCAGAGTTTGAGGGACGTGGTTTTACTGTTGATCAATATATGGTTGGTGCCTACTACTGGTTAGGTTGGGGTATCAAAGGACATCGACAACAGTATGCTTATAACTATACTAAAAAACTTATTTGGGCATGATTAAAAAGGTACTCGGAAAACTGAAAAAGGTATTCATTCCTAAGAGTGAATTTATTGATGATGAACCAAAGAAGGTTGAACCTCAAAAACCTTCTTATACTGGAGTTGTTGCTCCTGTAGTAACTCCTACTGACAATTGGTTTTCCGAACCTGTGAAAACTGAAAAGGTTATTGCCTACGAAAAGCACGTTGCTCAAAAGATAGAAGAGCAAAAGTTTATTGAGGCAGCACAACCTAAAAAAGAACCAGAAAACATTCATCAAGCAATGTATGAAAAGGCGATTCAGTCCTGGGGTTCATGGCAAGAAACTCTTGGTGGATCGGAAAACTTTCATGAAGGACCTGGTGGTTGGAATTCTGGTGCTGGGTTTCAATCTGGAACTGGATACAATCAGTT